AAAAGGAGGAAAGGAAACATGAAGATCAACTGGACGGTCCGACTGAAAAACAAGGTATGGCTGGCGACGTTCCTCAGCTTCATCGTCAGCACGGTATACCAGTGGCTGGGATACTTCGACATTGCCCCGGTGGTGACGCAGGACGCGGTGCTGCAGCTGGTGACGGCGGTTTTGCAGGTGCTGTCCCTGCTGGGGCTGATCGTAGACCCCACCACGGCGGGCGTGGCCGACAGCCAGCGGGCGTTGGGGTATGAAGAACCCTACCAGCAGGAAAAAGTAAAACCTCCCGAAGATAAAATGAATGAAGTTGAATAATCATACGACGCCCCTTCCACGGTTTCATGCCGCCGGAAGGGGCGTTTTTTAGGTGGGTTTTGGCAACCTTTTGGCAACCTTTTTTTCAAAAACAGATGGATGTGTAGAGGAAAAAGTGTTGAGAAATAAGGGATTTATGAATGGGGGAGGGTGAGATAATTCTATTCTTACAAGAACGCCAATCCCTGTTCCTGCCCCGGCACCATCTCGGGCAATGCGCTGGACGGCCTGCAAGAAAAGGTCTGCGTACAGGTCAAGCGGGTCTACGATAGCTGCCTGCAGCAGGAACAGCTGGATAACAAGGAAGTCACCATCACTAGCTATGCGCAGGTAGCCAACTCCGGCTGCGGATGCAGCTGCAATAACAACGACAATACGGAAACCGTGGCCCCCACGTCCGCACCCGTGCCGCCCATCACCTTCGAAAGCTGCCGCTCTACTACCACGGAAGGTACCATCCGCGACCTGACGGTAGAACGTCTGTGCGACCGTCCCTGCTTCGCCCGGGTCCGCTGCAAGATCGACGTGCCCATTGACATTCTGTTCGTGGACAGCCGCTGCGTGGAGTACATCGGCAAGGGCGTGATCACGGTCAATAAGGATGTGCTGCTCTCCATCCCCGATGAGTCCATCGTGCCTTATGCGCTGGAAAGCATGGTCAGCGCCATCTGCGTAGCGGGCACCTATCAGGGCAATAACAAGTTCAAGCTGACGGTCTGCGTCACCGTGATTCTCAAGGTGCTGGCGCAGGTGGAGATCCTGATTCCCTCGTATGGCTTCTGCACCGTGCCGCCCTGCGAAGAATTTGCGGAGAATGTGTGCGACGCATCAAATAACCCATACAGACAAAACAAAGAAAATTAAGGCTTCCAGTTGAGCAAACGGGGGAAAACATCCAGCTTGAACTGCTTGCTGTCTGTGACGACACGGCCATTGATGATGTTCCCGCGTTCGGATTTGTGATACACGACCTTGGAAATGCAGTTCTTTAACATACGGTTTTTGGAGGCGGCGTCAGCGCCGTTGTAGGCTTCCAGAAGGTTCTGAATGTCATCGCGAAGTTGATAGAGAGGAACGTACTCCGTTTTCAGATCGACGTTCGCGTCGGCAATTTGAGCGTCCAGCTCCTTCAGGCGGCGATTGAGGGCGATATGCCGGGTGGTGAAAAGCTCCTCGGAATACACGCCCCGTTCCAGAAGATCATAGAGCTTATTGAGCTGGCTGCCGACAGTTTCCCGCTCTTTCTGCAAGTTTTCCAGCCGAGTCTGAGCATAGGAGGGGAGAGGCGCGGCGGGGGGATCGCCCTGCATGTCGGCCTCGTGAAGCCAGTCCTTCAGGGTGTCCAGAATAGAGGATTCCACTTCGTCGTAGTAGGTAGCCACGGTAGGACAGCCGGGCGTGTGGCAAAAGAGACGGTCCCGCTGACGACCACAGGCGGCCTTCCGGCGGATCACGCGGCCGCACTCTGAGCAGACCAGCAGCCCTGCCAGCGGATTGGCCCGGTGCTTCCCGTCGTTTTTCGGGATGCCCTGCGCGGCATTAAAGCCCGGTCGTTGGTCGCTACCGCGGGGACGCGGACTGTGCAGCTTCCGGGCGCAGGCGTCAAACAGCTCCCGGTCGATGATGGCCGGATGGAGACCGGGCACCAGCGTATAATCTTTCTGGATCAGCCGCTTTTTGCGAATTTCCCCATCTTCCAGCACACGCACCTGCTTGTCATGGCCATCCCGGATCATGCCCAGATAGACCTCGTTGGTCAGCATACGGTGCAGACGGGCTTCGTTCCAGACCGTGCCGTACTGACCCGCAGGCACTCCTGCTTTGGTCAACTGGCGGGCGATGACCACCAGCCCGTCGGCTGTCTGGGCATACTGGAGGAAGATCCGCCGGACAACCTCGGCTTCTTCGGGGTCGATGGCGAGGGTAAAGCCTTTATCTCCCTGAATTTTTACCTTGCGGTAGCCGTAAGCCGGGCGGGAGTAAATATAGCGGCCCTCCAGCACAGACTGCTTCCGGCCTGCCTGAATGCGGCGGTTGATGCTTTTGTATTCCCGTCGGGCCATGAACAGGCCGAATTCAAAGTATTCGGTATCGAACTCGTTATCGGGATCATAGGTCTTGGACAGTGTGATGATCTTCGTATGGCTGAACTGGAAGGTCTCGGCAACGCGGCCCTGATCCATGGTATTGCCGCGGGCCAGACGTTCCACCTCGGTGCAGTAGACCCCGGCCCATTTCCCGGCGGCAACGTCCCGAAGCAGCTGCTGCATTTCCGGCCGGCCGGAAATGGATTCGCCGGAGACAATCTCCCGGTAGATGTGGCTGAACTCGTGCCCGTTGCGCCGTGCGAGGGAGCGCAGCATGGTCAGGTGGCGGGTGAGCGTTTCCCCTTCCCCGCGAGCCTCCGCTTCCAGATCGGCCCGGCTTTTGCGCAGATAGGCGGCGTATTGGGTGGATGACATGGATTTTACTCCTTATACATTGAAAAAAGGAAGCAGCCATCAAGAAATGAGTTCATATTCGAATTTAACGTCACGCAACGATTTGATAATGGAGAGTCTGAGCCGCAGATAATAATTGTTGGTTGATGGTGATGATATTGCACTGAGGATGCTCTGATGCATAGTCGCCATCATCGGTAAGAACGGCATAGTCCTTTTCCAGAGCCAGATTTGCTAACAGAAAGTCGTTTGCATCCATTGTGTTTTTATCTAGAGCTTGAACAAACTCGTTGACGATCTGTTCCTCAAGAGAGAGACCTGTAATCAGGATGCCTGAACTCCGAATCTGATCCAGAATGAGCTGGTAGCGGGAAGCTCTCGCTTGCTTTTCGGAAGAAATAGCACGATAAACCTTTATAGAGCAGTTTTGTTTGCTTATTTTATTATATATTTCATGATCGTGCCTTAGAAAAATATGAAACAGTTCTAAAATATTATGCGCAGAAATATAAAGGGGATGTTTATTTGAGAGGCAAGCTCGAATGACCTGATGATAGGGAAGAAGCCTTTCCATAGAATTATTTTGGATAATTCCATTCCGATCGTAATAAAGATCAGCCAATACATTGGTATCCAGAAGAATCGGAGAAGGGACTTTTTCTGAATCAAATTTTTGGGAAAAATTATAAACAAACGGCATAATCGATTTACTCCTCTTCGGAAAAGTCAATCGTAGACAAGGTTTTCTTCAAATCGCTATTGTTTTTGACAGCGATGGCGTTTTCAATAGAATGGGTATAGGTCGTCTCGCCAAGGGCAGACAAGTTTTTATAGGAGATATGTTCCCTGATGTAGTCGACGCCTTTTTTTAAGGCCAGATAACCGATAGATGCATTGAAAAACATGGTAGAAAACATGGTGATCCCAGAAAAGTCCAATTCAATTTTTTCGGTTGGATCGGCATCCAAAACGGAAAGGATTTCGCGGCGCAATGTTTTCCCATCTTCGTCAAAAGCGGCGAAGTGCGATATATCTTGAACATAAATCGTTTTCATTTTGCAACCTCCATAACTTTATTGAGCGGTATTTTGATAATGATAAGCGTTCCGGGAAGAGGAGTGGCGAGCTGCTGGTATTTCTCTGCTCCCGGACGACTGCAAAAGTAAGCTTTCCCGCTGGCAACGAACATCATGCCATGCTTTTGGCGTGTAAAGGATTTTAAGGTTGGAAAACCAGCGCCCCTTGGATAGTCATCCTCTTGCTGCTTTGTCGAATTGGCTTCCTGCATGGCCCAATCGAGCGCTTCTACATCCGAAAATTCAGTATCCGTCTTTTGCAAAAAGCTCCTGACGGATGTCGGAATGCCAATGCCCACATCATAAAAAGTAATGGTGACCATTTGCTCAGCGGAAGAAACGCTGCACTGTGCAAATACGCCTTCCCTGCTTTTGCTGTGGCAAATGGAATTAGAGTACAGTTCAAAAATCTGAGAAGAGAGTTCGCGCTTGGGGTCTATTTCCTGAGCGGTGATAAAGGTTCTGATCTCCATCAGTTTTCTTTTGAAATTGTCCATAAACTGATCGATGCTTTGGGCAGTGAGGTCCTGCGGAACCTTCAGGTTATGCACGCCGACATTTGCGCTCAAGCGATCATCGTTTTTTCGGCAGGCAGCAAATTCATCCCTTAACCGATCTTTCGCTTCGTCTTCCAGAATGGAATCGATCCCCGTATCGCTGAAGAACTGAATGAGATTGCTGTTTTTTGAACGGGAGGGAAGGCGAAATGTTAAAGAAATTTTTCTTTCCACACAGAGCCTTTTTAATGCGTACAGGATCACAGCATAGGAATGGCAGGGGTAAACATCTTCCCCAAAGTCCAGGACGATACGGGTCAGAGCGGAAGAATCATAACGAAGCGGCTGCGATAAAAAAATAGCCATTTCATTGATGCATTCCAGTGATTCCGTAGAGGAAACGGTATTGAACTTGTAAATCAGGGATAGACCCATGGGACTCTCCTTTCTGAGCAACGGAAAAGGATGCTCGAATAGGGGCTGATCCTGCGGGAAAAGCCGGTGCAGAGGGCAGACTGCCTGAGCTATTTATTCCTATGCGCGGCAAGCCCGCCCCCATCATACTGGTTTGCGAAAAAAAGGTCAAGATTCAAATGCACTTTTTTGTGGAGATGAGATCTATTTGAGAAACCTCTTAAATGACACGGCCCGGCCCAAAATGCGGACTTCACCGTCCTCGCGGGTGATGTGGCGGGGGGGATATTTGGCGGCGTTGTCGGAAATGAGGGTCAGGCTGCCGGACTGGTGGAAGATGCGTTTCAGGGTGGCACTGTCCTCGATGAGGACGGCGGCGATCTGGCCGTCGTTCACGTCCGACTGGCGGCGGATGAACACCAGATCGCCCAGGCAGATGGTGGGCTCCATGCTGTCGCCCTCCACCCGCAGGGCATAGTCGCAGGGGGTGTCCTCGTCCACGTCGGCATACTCCTCGTGCTCCTCCTGAGCATAGATGGGCTCGCCCGCCGCGATGCCGCCCAGAATGGGTACCTTGCGGGCACGGATGGGGAGCAGGTTGGAGGGGCGCTTCTCCGCGATATAGCCCTTCCCGGGAACAAAGTCCGGGTATGAATCATGAACGATGCCGTCCAGTTCATCCATTTCCCGGGGCCAGCCGAGAAGATAGGCGGGAGTTGTGTCCAATGCAGCAGCTATTTTTTCAATTTTGTCGCTGCGAATGCTGGTGATCATGCCGGTTTCCCATTTGCGTACCGTGCTTTTGCCAACACCGACTTTATTTCCAAGTTCTTCAAGAGTCATTCCATGACTGATACGGAGTGAATGGATCTTTTCACCCAACTCCATTTGCATCACCGCCTTTTCGCTTGATAGGATACCATAAAAGTGTCCTTTTTGCAACAGAAATAAACGGTTTTGAAAAAAATGTGCCATAAAATACACTTTAAGGGTTGACAATGAGAAGGAGTGTGGTTATACTTGGCGTGTCCTGAAAGACACAACGAAAGGAGGACAGAAATGGATCGCTACAAACTGGAATACGAGATGAAAAGCAAAGGAGTAACCGTCGAAGAACTGTGCAAAGCCATTGGAATGTCTAAGGCGGCGTATTATCGGAAGCTGAAGGGCAGGACGGAATTTACCCGCGGTGAGATCCAGAAAATGATCGATTTTCTGAATTTGGAGGATCCCATGGACATTTTTTTTACCACGAAAGTGTCCTAAATGAAACCTTGGAAATAAAGGCCTGAAGCGTAAGGGCTGAGGACGACCCCCGGCTGCATAGGCTGGAAGCACCGAGCCGTGAGCACGGCGCAACGCGCCAGCGCAACGGCGAAGCCCACGACGCGAAGCGGGGTGGGCCGCAAGAAAGGAGAAAGCAACTATGGCATGTATCAAGGAATACCGCCGCGGCGCGGCCATCATCCGTATCTTCGACGACGACGTGGTCAAGACCCCGGAGGAACAGCGGCGGCTGCAGAATACGCTGCTGAACATCGGCCGCCAGATACGGCGGGACTTTGCCAGGCTCCCCCGGGAGGAGCAGGAGCGCCGCCTGCAGCAGGGCCGGGAACTGGAGCGCAGAATGGCGGAAACACCGCTGGTGGAAGTGCCTGTCGGTTCTTCCGGGCCGCTTTGATGCGGCGGCCCCGGAAAGGAGGACAAGCCTATGATGACTCAGATCGCCCGGCTGCGCTGGCAGCGGGGCTTTCCCCTGCGGCAGGTGGAGCGGTACGAGATGAGCTTTGCCGACCGAAGAAAGGAGAGGTAACGCCATGCTGCTGATCGAGATCGTGCCCCGGACGGGGCTGAACCTCCTCCGCTACAAGCGCCGCCTGCGCCGCATGGCGTCGGAGGTGTGCCCGCCGGATAAAAGCTGGCAGGTGATCCTGCTGCTGGTAGGCGCAGTGGCCTTTTTCTGCGCGGCCTTCGTGCTGTGGGGGCACGGGCTGGTGTGACGCGCCCGGCACCCCCAAACCTTCGCGGCGAACACAGACCGCGCCTGTGCACGGCGCGCAGCGACGTGCGAACAATCACAAAGGAGTTTTAAGCCTATGAAGATCAATAGTCTGCAAATCGAGAACGTGAAACGGGTGAAGGCCGTGACGCTGGAACCCACCCCTAACGGCCTGACCGTCATCGGCGGGAAAAACGGACAGGGCAAGACCAGCATTCTGGACGCTATCGCGTGGGCGCTGGGCGGCGACCGCTTCCGCCCCAGCAGCGCCCAACGGGAGGATAGCGTGATCCCGCCCTTCATCCGGGTGCGGATGGATAACGGGCTGGTGGTGGAGCGCCGGGGCAAGAACAGCGACCTGTACGTGACCGACCCCAGCGGCAAACGGGCGGGCCAACAGCTGCTCAATACCTTCGTGGAACAGCTGGCCCTTGACCTGCCCCGGTTCATGCAGCAGAGCAGCCGGGAAAAGGCCGAGACCCTGCTGAACATCCTGGGCATCGGCCCCACGCTGGCGGAGCTGAACCGGCAGGAGCGCAGCGTGTACGACCAGCGCCGGGCCGTGGGGCAGATCGCCGACCAGAAGATGAAGTACGCCAAGGAGCAGCCCTTCTATCCCGATACCCCCGACGCGCCCGTCAGCGCCAGTGAGCTGATCCGCCAGCAGCAGGAGATCCTTGCCCGCAACGGGGAGCACCAGCGCCTCCGGGCCAGACGGGACGAGCTAAAGGCGCTGGTGGATCGCCTGAGCCGGGAGGCGGCCGACGTGAACCGACGACTGGAAGCGGCAGTGTGCGACCTGTCCACCGCCCAGAAGGACGCCGCCGACCTGCAGGATGAAAGCACCGCCGAACTGGAAGCGTCCATCCGCAACGTGGAGGAGATCAACGCCCGGGTGCGGGCCAACCTGGACCGGGAGAAGGCCGAGGAGGACGCGCGGGAGTACCGGCGGCAGTACGACGGCCTGACCGGCCAGCTGGAAGAAGTGCGGCAGCAGAAAGCCGCCCTGCTGGACGGTGCGGCCCTGCCCCTGCCCGGTCTCAGCGTCCGGGACGGCGAGCTGTGCTATCAGGGGAAGAACTGGGACTGTATGTCCGCCAGCGATCAGCTGATCGTGTCCACGGCCATCGTGCGGCGGCTGAACCCGAACTGCGGCTTTGTGCTGCTGGACAAGCTGGAGCAACTGGACCCGGACACCATGGCCCGCTTCGGCGCATGGCTGCAGGAGGAAGGATTGCAGGCCATCGCCACGAGGGTCAGTACCAATGCGGAGGAATGCACGCTCATTATCAGCGACGGAAACGTTGAAAACGGTGATACATCCCCTGCGCAAGCCGGCGTTGCCCCGGTAGAAACACCCAAGATGTGGCGGGAAGGAGAATTTTAATGGAGATCACCAGCGGAATCATCGGCGGGGCGCAGCGGGTGGTGCTGTACGGCCCCGAGGGCATCGGCAAGACCAGCTTCGCCGCCTGTCTGCCGGACCCGGTATTCATCGACACCGAGGGCAGCACGGTGCGCTATAACGTGCGCCGCCTGCCCGCTCCGGAAAGCTGGCCCATGCTGCTGGGAGAAGTGGAATGGTGCATCCAGAACCCGGAGGCCCTGCGCACACTGGCCGTCGACACGGCGGACTGGGCCGAGCGGCTGTGCATCCAGAACATCCTCACGGCCAACAAGGTGCGCAGCATTGAGGACTTTGGCTACGGCAAGGGCTACGTGATGGTGCAGGAGGAGTTCGGGCGGCTGCTGAACCTGCTGACCGACCTGACCCGCAAGGGCGTGCACGTGATCCTGACGGCCCACGCCTATATGCGCAAATTCGAGCAGCCGGACGAGTTCGGCGCCTATGACCGGTGGGAGCTGAAGCTCAGTAAGAAGGTGGCCCCCATGGTGAAGGAGTGGAGCGACATGCTGCTCTTCGCCAATTACGAGACCTACGTGGTGCGGGATGATAAGACCAAGACCGCCAAGGCCCAGGGCGGCCGCCGGGTGATGTTCACCACCCATAACCCCTGCTGGGACGCCAAGAACCGGGAGAATTTCCCGGATAAGATGGACTTCGACTACTACCAGATCGCCCGGTGCTTCGAGACCATCGAACCCGACCAGAGCCGCACGGACACGCTGGAGGGGGACATGGCGTTGACGGAAATGAACAGCACCCACGGAAACGCATCAGAAGGGCTTTCTAAGCCGTCAACGGAGAAAGCGGAGGATTCCTCGCCTAAAGCACCAGAGAGGGTAAAGCAGGCCCCTGCAGCGCGAAATTCGGCCCTGCCGGAGGACGGAGACGTGGTGAAGCCAACTGTGGCGCAGCCGGGCGCAGGTGGAACCGCCCCAGTGACCGGGGCAGCAAATCCAGCCGCCCCGTCCACCCCTGCGCAAGGGAGCGCTGCCCCGGCCAGTCCGGCCCCAACCGCCACCGGGACGGGCCGCAGCGCGGCGGACGCCAATAGCATCCCCCCGGCCCTGCTCCAGCTGATGCAGCAGGACGGCGTCAGGGCGGACGAGATCCAGTACGCCGTGGCGGCCAAGGGGTACTTCCCCAACGATATGCCCATCAGCGCCTACCCGGCGGACTTCGTGCAGGGCGTACTGATTGGCGCGTGGCCGCAGGTGCGGGCAATGGTAAAACAAAATCGGGAAGACTGCCCGTTTTGAGGGGCCGGGCCGCGAAGATAGCGGCGGAACGGGACCCCAAAAATAAAGCGACAAAATCACCCCCATTGTGAGAATGGATCGCAAAATAGAGCGACAAATTCGCCCAAAACGAAAGAAAAGGAGCAAAACCATGATGAACGATCGACCCGAACGGAGCCTTGACTGGAACGACACCATCGAGAACGACTCTTCCTTTGTGCTGCTGCCCGCGGGGGACTATGACTTCACCGTGACCAAATTCGAGCGGGCACGGCACCAGCCCGGCCCCAACAGCAAGCTGCCGCCCTGCAATAAGGCGGTGCTGACCCTCGAAGTGACCGACGGCCAGCAGCGCACCAGCGTGACCCACAACCTGTTTTTGCACAGCCGGTGCGAGGGGATGCTGTGCGAGTTTTTCACCGCCATCGGGCAGCGCAAGCACGGCGAGCCGCTGCGCATGGACTGGTCAAAGGTGCTGGGCGCTCACGGCCGGTGCAAGGTGGGCGTGCGGGACTGGATCGGCCGGGACGGCCAGACCATGCAGTCAAACGAGATCAAGCGCTTCTACGAGCCGTCCGCCCCTGCCGCGCAGAGCGCTGCCGCCCCCGCCGCCGGCTACACGCCGGGGCAGTTCTAAGCCAGAGGCGGGCCGTAAAGGAGGGTGAACGAAGTGAACCGAGCGTTGAGGACAGCCCCGCAGGGGCTCCGCAGACGCGAAGCCCACGACAGCCCGAAGGGCTGGGGTGGGCCGAAAGAACAGTTAAGTTTTTGGAGCGGGGGGAACCTTCCCCCCGCCCCCGTGAACGCAGCGAACGCGGCACCGAACGCAGCGAAAGCCGCCCCGAACATGGCTCGCCGCGCCGCGAACGAAGGAAGCGCCGTCCCGAAACCCGCCGCCATCACCCTGCGCCCCTATCAGGCCGAGAGCATCGCCGCCATTGAAGGGGAGTGGAAACAGGGCCACCGGCGCACGCTGCTGGTGCTGCCCACCGGCTGCGGCAAGACCATCGTGTTCTGCAAACTGACGGAGAACCGGGTGCGGGCGGGGGAACGGGTGCTGATCCTGGCCCACCGGGGCGAGCTGCTGCAGCAGGCGGCGGACAAGCTGCTGAAGGCCACCGGGCTGCGCTGCGCTGTGGAAAAGGCGGAGGAGAGCTGCCTTGACAGCTGGTACCGGGTGACGGTGGGCAGCGTTCAAAGCCTGATGCGGGAAAAGCGGCTGAACCAGTTCCCATCGGACTACTTCGGCACCATCGTGATCGACGAGGCCCATCACGTGCTCTCCGACGGCTACCAGCGGGTGCTGGAGCACTTCTCCGGCGCGCAGGTGCTGGGCGTGACCGCCACCCCTGACCGGGGCGATATGCGCAATCTGGGCAGCGTATTCGAATCGCTGGCGTACGAATACACCCTGCCCCGGGCCATCCGGGAAGGGTACCTGAGCCCCATCAAGGCCCAGACCGTCCCCCTTGACCTGGACCTGCGGAACGTGGGGGTCAGCGGGGGCGACTTCAAGGCGGGGGAGCTGGGCAGCGCGTTGGACCCGTACCTTGAACAGATCGCCGAAGAAATGGCGGCGGTATGCATGGAGCGCAAGACCGTGGTGTTCCTGCCCCTGATCCAGACCAGCCGGAAATTTCGAGACATCCTGAACCAGCGCGGCTTCCGGGCGGCGGAGGTCAACGGCGAAAGCGCCGACCGGGCGGAAGTGCTGGCCGCCTTCGACCGGGGCGAATATAACGTGCTGTGCAATTCCATGCTGCTGACCGAGGGCTGGGACTGCCCCAGCGTGGACTGTATCGTGGTGCTTCGGCCCACGAAGGTGCGCAGCCTGTACTGTCAGATGATCGGCCGGGGCACGAGGCTGCATTCGGGCAAGGAATATCTGCTGGTGCTGGACTTTTTGTGGCACACGGAGCGCCACGAGCTGTGCCGTCCGGCCTGCCTGATCGCGGGCAGCGACGAGGTGGCGCGGAAGATGACGGAAAATCTGGAAGCCGCCGGGGGGCCGGTGGATCTGGAAGCGGCGGAAGAGAAAGCCCAAAGCGACGTGGTGGCCCAGCGGGAGGAAGCGCTGGCCCGGCAGCTGAGCGAGATGCGGGGCCGCAAGCGGAAGCTGGTGGATCCGCTGCAGTTCGAAATGAGCATTCAGGCGGAAGACCTGGCCGGGTACGTGCCCGCCTTCGGCTGGGAATGCGCGCCGCCCAGCGAGAAGCAGGTGCAGGCGTTGGAAAAGCAGGGCATCTTCCCGGACGAGATCGAAAACGCGGGCAAGGCCGCCCTGCTGCTTAACAAGCTGGCCCTGCGCCGGGCGGAGGGCCTGACCACGCCCAAGCAGATCCGCTTTCTGGAAGGGCGGGGCTTCCGGCACGTGGGCACGTGGTCCTTTGACGGCGCCCGGAAGCTGATCGACCGCATCGCCGCCAGCGGCTGGCGGGTGCCGCGGGACGTCGTGCCCGCCACCTATGAGCCGGAGGGATGGAAGCCATGAGCGAAAGAGAACGATACGACTTAAGCGAGGCCCTGAACCATATCGACCCCCGGGACCTGAACTATCAGGAATGGCTGGAGGTGGGCATGGCGCTGAAACACGAGGGATTCCCGGCGGAAGCGTGGGACGAGTGGAGCCAGCGGGACGGGGGCCGTTACCACCCCGGCGAATGCCGGAAGAAGTGGAACGGCTTCACCGGCAGCGGCCAGCCCGTCACCGGCGGCACACTGGTGCAGCTGGCCCTTTCGCAGGGCTGGCAGCCGCCCCGCCGGGAGGATGAAGACCGGGCGTTGGACTGGGACAGCACCATTGGCCGGGGCGGGCCGGAGGCCGTGGTGGTGGACCCCCGCTGGCTGGAAGGCAAGGATGTGCCGCCCCCGCCCGGAAACTTCGACGGCCGGGAACAGGCGCGGCAGCTGAGCACCTATCTGGAGACCCTGTTCGAGGCCAGCGAGACCGTGGGCTACGTGACGGAAAGCTGGGAGAAGGAGGGGCGCTTCCTGCCCAGCAAGGGCTGCTACGACCGCACCGCCGGGGAGCTGATCGAGCAGCTGAGCAAGTGCGGCGGCGATATCGGCAGCGTATTGGGGGACTACCGGCCCGAGGCAGGCGCGTGGATCCGCTTTAACCCCCTGGACGGAAACGGCGTGAAGGACGACAACGTGACGGACTACCGCTACGCGCTGGTGGAAAGCGACGAGCGGGAAATATCCGAGCAGTACGCCATCCTTCACGAACTGGAGCTGCCCATCGCCATTCTGGTGCACAGCGGCAAAAAGAGCCTTCACGCCATCGTGAAGGTGAACGCCGCCAACAAGGCCGAGTACCGCAGCCGGGTGGACTACCTGTACAGCGTGTGCGAGAAAAACGGCCTGCAGCTGGACACCCAGAACCGCAACCCATCCCGCCTGAGCCGGATGCCCGGCGTTCTCCGGGACGGCCGGCCCCAGTACATCGTGGATCGGAACATCGGCAAAAGCAGCTGGGATGAATGGCGGGAGTGGATCGAGGCGGTGAACGACGACCTGCCCGACCCGGAGAGCATGGAAAGCGTGTGGGACGACCTGCCGGAGCTGGCCCCGCCGCTGATCGAGGGCATTCTGCGGCAGGGCCACAAGATGCTGCTGGCGGGCCCCAGCAAGGCGGGCAAGAGCTTCGCCCTGATCGAATTGTGCATCGCCATTGCCGAGGGGCGGCCCTGGTTCGGGTGGAACTGCGCCCGGGGGCGGGTGCTGTACGTCAATCTGGAGCTGGACCGGCCCAGCTGCCTGCACCGCTTCCGGGACGTGTACACGGCGCTCCAGTGGCCGCCCAGCCACCTTAGCAACATCGACATCTGGAACCTGCGGGGCAAGGCCCTGCCCATGGACAAGCTGGCCCCGAAGCTGATCCGCCGCTCCCTGAAGCGGGGGTACATCGCCGTGGTCATCGACCCCATTTACAAGGTCATCACCGGGGACGAAAACAGCGCCGACCAGATGGCCAACTTCTGCAACCAGTTCGACAAGGTATGCACCGAGCTGGGCTGCGCCACCATCTACTGCCACCACCATTCCAAGGGCGGGCAGGGGGCGAAGAAGAGCATGGATCGGGCCAGCGGCTCCGGCGTGTTCGCCCGGGACCCGGACGCCATGCTGGACATGATCGAGCTGGAAATGACCGACGCGCTGAAAAAGCAGCAGGCCGACCGGGCGTGGTGCGACGCGGTGGCGGCGGTGCTGGACGGTTTACCTATGGCAGCACACTGGCGTGAACAGATTGGACAGGATGACGCGCTGGTGCCCGCCAACCTGCACGCGTGGGCGAAAACCGCCCTGCCGGAAAGTGTGGTGCGCTGCCTGACGGACGCAGGGGAGGCCGCCAGCCGCCGGGCCCAGAGCCGCACGGGCTGGCGGGTGGAGGGCACCCTGCGGGAATTTGCCCGCTTCGACCCGGTGGACCTGTGGTTCGACTACCCGGTGCACCGGCTGGACGGCACGGACGTGCTTCGGGACGTGGAGGCGGAGGGCGCAATCCCCCAGCCGTGGAAGGCGCAGGGAAAGCGGCGCCAAAGCCGCGAACAGCAGCAGGAAAACCGGTCGGAAAGCCGCCGGAAAACGCTGGAAATGGCCTATGAATCCATCCTGTTTGGAGGGGCTGAGAAAGTGACGATCGCCGACCTGATGGCCGAGACCGGGCTGACGAAGAACACCGTGCGCGGCTACATCGACGATCACCCGGATTTCCGCCGGGAAAACGGGGTCGTAACGCGCGAGAAGGAGGGGTCAGAAGATGGGGTCAAATCAGGGGTCAGTTCCTCAAAATAACAGGTCGAAAGGGGTCAAAAGAGGGGGTCAAAAAAGGGGAGTCAAATCCCCCTATATATATAGGGGGATTTGACTTCACCCCATTTTGGACCCCTCTCTCCTCGAAAGCAAATTTGACCCTGCACCTATGTGGGATTTCAATCCACTCTCCCCGTGTGGGGAGAGACCGCAAACGCACACAACTTTTCGAAGAGAAAAAACGGTGTGTCTGCACAACATTATCTCTTTTCGTCAGCAAAGGGGTTTTCCCTACTGACAAATGAAAAAATGCGAAAGAAGAAGAAAAATGCTGGAATTTTTTATGCCGATGATCCCGCCCACCGCCACCCACCAGATGCAGCAGGTGGCTATTCAGGGCGGCAAGCCCCACTTCTACGAGCCCCAGCCCGTAGCGGACGCCCGGGCCAAGCTGACGGGCCATCTGGCGTCCCATGTGCCGGAGAGACCCCTGAAGGGTCCCCTGCAGCTGATGGTGAAGTGGTGCTTCCCCATCGTGGGGCCTCACGAGGACGGGGAACCCAAGACCAGCCGCCCGGACACGGACAACCTGCAGAAGCTGCTCAAGGACGTGATGACCGCCCTGCGCTTCTGGGAGGACGACGCCCAGGTGTGCGAGGAGTACGCGGGCAAGTACTGGGCGGAGCAGCCGGGCATTTATGTGCGGGTGGTCAAGTTGAGAGCCTAGTTCCCTTTATGTGAAACTTGACAACTGCAAATTTTTTCGGAAAATGGGTTGACAACTTTGTTGCTACATGATATTATGTTGCTACAAAGTTAGGAGGTGAGCAACATGGGGCCTAAGCCCGGACAGCGGTTGACCGATAAGCCAAAGGATTACATGCTTCGCGTCCGCATGGACGAGGAAACTGTAAAGGACTTGGACGAATGTGCGGAAAAGCTCAAACTAGACCGTAGCAAAGTCGTTCGTGAAGGCATAGAGCTTGTGAAGGAAAAGCTCGACGGACAAAAATAAAACCTGTGAACTGTTTCACTCTTGCCGGACTGAACAGTTCACAGGCGTCACCCACCAAAGGCGGGCAAGTAAATCTTAACATGCTTGCCTCCTTTGGTCAACCCCTATGACCAACAAGGAGGTTTTTTCTATGACGGTATCGGAACATTGGAATCAGGTAGAAAACGCTCGCTGCAGGCTGGAACAGCTGAGCAGCCTGATGAGCGTGTACGGCACGGATTTTCTGGATTTGCCCAAGGAGGAATTGTGCGGTACGCCGCCCTCCACTATGAAGACATGAGCGTACTGTTCAGCCTGGCGGAAGACCTGGTGCAGCGCGCCGACGAAATACTGGAGCAGGCCGTGAACGCCGCGTACGCCCAGATGAGAGAAAAGACTGAAAAAAAGGAGAAAGTACAATGACGCAGGAAATTATGAATATTCAGGGAATCGATTGTTACGAGGAAAACGGGGTTGCCTATCTGAAGCTGGAAACGGTGGCACGGGGACTGGGATTCACGCAGGAAAAGAATGGCGTGGAGTATGTGAAGTGGGAGCGAGTAAACGGCTATCTGGCCGAGCTTGGTTTTTCTCCAGAAGTGGGGAAAGGCACCTACATCCCCGAGAACATCTTCTACCGCCTCGCCATGAAGGCGAAGAATGAGACTGCCGAACAGTTTCAGGCGCTGATCGCCGACGAGGTGATTCCCCAGATCCGCAAGACAGGCGGGTATCAATCGAAGCCGCTGTCGCCGCTGGAGCTGTTCGCCCAGAGCGTGGCAGCCATGCAGGCAATGGAGGAGAAACAGAAGGCGCTGGAGGGGCGGCAGGACACGGTGGAAAAGAAGGTGGCCTCGATCGGAGAGATTGTGGCCCTGAACCCCAACGACTGGCGGCGGGAGTGCAAACAGATGATCGTGCGCGTTGCTGAAAAGCTGGGCGGGATGAACTACATCCGGGACGTACAGAGCGAAATCTACAAGCTGATGCTGGAACGCTTCGGCATCGACCTGAAACGTCGGCTGACCAATAAGCGCCTTCGGGCCGCGGACGAGGGCATGTGCCGCTCCAAGCGGGACAAGCTGAGCTATCTGGACGTGATCGCGGAGGATAAGCGGGCCATTGAGGGCTATGTGCAGTTGGTTAAGGAAATGGCCGTCAAATACGGTGTGTAACAAGTGAAAACGGAATCGAATATCCAAAAGGGAGAGGCTGTGAGGCCTCTCCCTGTGCGTAATGGGAAAGGAGAAGGAAAATGGAGCCAGTCAAAAAAACGATACATCCCGCCAAGGTCTACCTCCGCCAAGTGGCCCAGCTGCGGCGGGAGATCGCCGAGACGAAGGAGCTGCTGAGCCGGCTGCGGGAGCAGTCCACCCGGGCCACCAGCCGCCTGAGCGCGGTGCGCTGCTCCGGCACAGGCCAACATGACAGTATGGCCAACGCCGCCCTGAAGATCGTCCGCAACGAGGAAAAGCTGGTGGAGCAGATCGCCCATCTGGAGGAGGCGGTGGCGGCGCGCATGGCCCTGATCGCGCAGTTGGAAGACCCGCGGGAACGCCGGGTGCTGGAGCTGCGCTATCTGCACGGGCTTGGCGAGGACGAGCTGTGCCGCCGGATGGGCCTTTCCGCCGCCCAGCTGTGGCGGGTGCACGGCGAGGCGCTGGAGAGCTTGAGACGGGCGGGGGAAAAGAGCAGAGCCGGGGAGTAGATCCCCGCCGTGGCGCTGTTTGTGGGGGCCTTCGTGGCAGTCTCTCCCCGTATGGGGAGAGTGGATTGAAAGCAAAAATAGCAAAAAAGTTTTTAAAAGGGTTGACATACTGCAAGCAGTATGATATAATAAGACCATCAAGAGAGGAAAGGGTGAGCGGAGCGAACCGAGCGTTGAGGACGGCGCGAAGCGCACCCGCAGACGCGAAGCCCGTAACGCGCCGCAAGGCGTGGAACGGGCCGAGAGAAAGGAGGGAACGCCGATGGGAAAGAAAAAGAAGGGGTTAAGCCCCAAAGAGAAAGCAGCGCTGATGAAAGCCGCCGCTAAGCTGATCGGTAGTGTGGCTGCACTGCTGACAGCGATTGCTCTTTGGAGGTAACACTCCCGGGGGACGAAAGTCCCCCACCCCTTCTTTTTCATTTTACCATAGACGGCGGAAAAGTCAAACGATGAGCATGATTCTTCGGGTCATTTTGACTGTGGCGCTGCTGATCTTGGCGGCAGTGGGAGCAGTCGACGGCATTCGGGAAATTCGGAACGTCATCCGCAAGCATCGAAAAAATCAGAAGAAAGGCTGAAAAACATGACCGAGACGAAACGGAAAACCCACACGTCCACAGCGGTAAAACAGCGATACAATGAAAAGGCATATGACAATATCGCTGTGCGTGTCCCCAAGGAAATGGCCGCGGCTTTCAAGGCCAAGTGCCTTGAAACAGGCATTCCGCAGGCGCAGGTCATCAAAGCGGCGATTGAAAAATTTTTGGCCGAAAAGGCAAAATGAGAGTGCATGAGAGTTCAAATCGTGCTATAATGGTACTGTGAACAAGTATACAAAAACAGAGACCCAACCTGAAAAGGGCGGGTCTTTTTGTTTACGGAGGGTAAGCGAAGCGAACCAAGGGCTGAGGACACTGCGAAGCAGTCTGCAAGCCCGAAGCCCACAACGCGCCGTCAGGCGTGGAGTGGGCCGACAGAAAGGAGGGGTGGCACGATGGGCCAAAAATTGACCGCCAAGCAGCAGCGCTTCTGCGACGAATACCTGATCGACCTGAACGCCACCCAGGCCGCCATCCGGGCGGGGTATTCGGCCAAGACCGCGCAGGCCATCGGGTCGGAGAACTTAACGAAACCTTTGTTAAAACAGTATATCGAGGCCCGGATGGCCGCGAAGGAAGAAAAACTCATCGCCAAGCAGGACGAAATTCTGAAATACCTGACCAGCGTGCTGCGGGGGGAATCGGAGTCGGAGATCGTGGTGGTGGAGGGCACGGGCGACGGCTGGTCCGAGGCCAACATCCTGCGCAAGGGGCCGGACGAAAGGGAACGGCTGAAGGCGGCGGAGCTTTTGGGCAAGCGCTACGGCCTGTACACCGAAAGCGTGGTGGTGGCCGAAGCGCCCAAGATCATCGACGATATCCCGGCCGGGCCGCAAAAGGGGCCAGATGGCTGACGTCCGCCTGTCCCAGCTCATCGCCCCGGGCTTTTTCCCCGTGTATGACGAGGTGCGGCGGGAGCGCTATTCGGAGTACTGGCTCAGCGGCGGGCGCGGCAGCGGCAAGTCCAGCTTTATTTCCCTGTGCATCCTGACCATGCTCCTGCGGGATACTCGCGCCAGCGCCGTCATCTACCGCAAGGTAGGCGATACCCTGCGGGACACGGTATTCGAGCAGATGGTGTGGGCGGCGGAGCAGCTGGGGGTGAGCGCGTACTGGCAGCGCCGCACGTCGCCCATGGAGCTGCAGTGCCCTTCTACGGGGCAGAAGATCCTTTTCCGGGGCGCGGATAAGGCGGAGAAGTCGAAGGGCTTAAAAGCCCCCAATGGGGGCTATTTTCGCTTCCTGTGGTTTGAGGAGCTGACGGAGTTCGGCGGCATGGAGGATGTGCGAACCATCAAGGCCAGCGTGCTGCGCGGCACGGAAAGCCGCCGGGCCGTGACCTTCTACAGCTACAACCCGCCCATGAGCGCCCAGAACTGGGTGAACGGCGAAGCCCTGCAGGAAGTGCCGGGCCGCCGGAAGCATCACAGCGATTACCGGCAAATGCCGCCGGAATGGCTGGGTGAGAGCTTCCTCGCCGAGGCGGAAGCCCTGCGGCAGATAAACGAGCGGGCCTACCGGCATATGTACCTGGGCGAAGTGACCGGCACCGGCGGTCAGATCTTCACCAACCTGTGCTGCCGCCCGGTGGCGGCGGACGAGGTGGACGGCCTGCCCCGCTACAACGGGCTGGACTTCGGCTTTGCCAGCGACCCGGACGCCTTCGTCCGCTGCGCCTACAGCCGCAAATACCGCCGCCTGTACGTGGTGGACGAGTTCGTGGCCAGCGGCCAGAGCCACGAGCAGCTGGCCGGACAGATCCGCAAGCGCCTGCGCCGGCCGGACGAACCCGTCACCTGCGACAGCGCCGACCCCCGCAGCCGGGAGGCCCTGCGGCGGCTGCGGGTGAACGCCTCCGGGGCCAAGAAAGGCCCCGACAGCGTGGATCACGGCATCCGCTGGCTGCAGAACCGCTTTCAGATCGTCATCGACACGGCCCGCTGCCCCTGCGCCGCCCGAGAGTTTTCCCAGTACGAATACGGGCGCGACCGGGCCGGGGACCTGATCGGCGGCGTATACCCGGACAAGAACAACCACACCATCGACGCGGTGCGCTACGCCATGGAGGCCGTAGCCACCGAACGCAGGGCCGTCGTGCCCAGATAAACGAGGAGGATCCCTGACCATGATCGTCATCCCTGCGGAACTGCTCAGCGAGGGCGGTGCGCCGTCCCCCAAGCTGCTCAGTGCCATCCTGCAAAAATGGCAGCCGGAAGCCGAACGCCTGAACGGCCTCAAGAGGATCTACGACCGCGACCATGCCATCAGCCGCCGGGCCCGTATGGCCGGGCTGCCCAACAACCGGCTGGTGCACGATTTGCCCGGCTACATCGTCACCATTGCCAGCGGCTTCCTGACGGGCAAACCCGTCACCTACACGCCGCCGGAGGGCGCGGAAGGAGCCTTCCAGCCCCTTCAGGAGGCCCTGCAGGCCGCCAGCAGCGCCAGCGTGGACAGCGAGCTTTCGGTGGACGCGGCGGTGTACGGCAAGGGCGTGGAGCTGTGCTACGCCGACGAGAACGCCGAGCCCCGCATGGCGGCGGTGGATCCCCGCAGCTGCTTTGTGGTCTACGACGACACGGTGGAGCACCGGCCGCTACTAGGCCTGATGCTGCGGGAAATGCTGGACGAGAACCTGAACCGGGCGGGCGAACACGTGACCGTGTACACGGCGCAGAAGATCTTCTACTACCAGCGCAAAAGCACGGAAACGCCCCATCTGGTGGCGGAGGAGCGGCACTTCTTCGGCCAGCTGCCCCTGACGGAGTACTGGAACAACAGCCGGGAAATGGGCGACTTTGAGCCGGTGACGAGCCTCATTGACGCCTACGACCTTTTGCAGAGCGACCGGCTGAACGACAAGCAGCAGTTCACCGACGCCATTATGATCCTGAAGGGCGTGGGGGGCCTGAGCCCCGACGACACCGCCGAGGAGGTGCAGACCGAGGACGGCATCGGGGAAGCCACCACCGAGGAAAAGGAGCAGACCCTTCCCTCCGAACGGCTGCGCCGCACGCGGATGCTGTTTCTGCCGGAGGACGCCAGCGCCGAATACATCACCAAGCCGGACAGCGAAAGCGGCAACGAGGTGCTGCGCAACGGCCTGAAGGAGGACATCCACAAGTTCTCCTTCGTGCCCGACCTGTCCGACAAGAACTTTGCGGGGACGGCCAGCGGCGTTTCCATGCGCTACAAGCTTTTCGGGCTGGAGCAGCTGGTGGGGCAAAAGGAACAGTGGTTCCGGGAAGGGCTGCGGCAGCGGCTCAGCTGCCTGAACCACTTTCTGAAATTAAAGGGCGCGCCGGACTGCGACACCGGCGCGGTGCAGATCGCCTTCACCCGCTCCCTGCCGGTGAACGATCTGGAAGTATCGCAGACGCTGATGAACTATTCCGACATGGTGCCCCGGAAGCTGCTGTTAAGTCAGGTGCCCTTTGTGGAAGACCCGGACAAAGCCCTGCAAATGCTGGACGCGGAGGAGGAAGAACGCCGCAGACAGCAGCAGGAGCTGTTCACCCCCGGGGCCTTCCGGGAGGACGGGATACAGGCAGCCGAGGACAAGCCGCCCAAGGCGGAATCAAACCACATACGGGGATAAAGCGCCATCAGGCCGAAAAGAACGAACCCAAGAAGGGCGAGCGAAACGGGCCGAACTGGCGCTTTTCTCATACAGACAATGAGACGGCGCGGCAGAGCACACGCCGGATGAAACAGGGAGGAAGAAAACCACATGAGCGAGATCACCGAACAGGTCACCCAGAACCAGACGAACGACGCCCAGCCCGAGCAGCAGCACGAACCGGCGGCCCAGCGCCAGACGCTGGACTTGAAAGAGCTGCTGAAAACTCACCCGGAGCTGCGCAGCCAGCTGGACAAGCACACCACGGTTGCCCTGAACACCGCCCGAACCAAATGGGAGCAGGAGCAGAGCCTGACGGCGGAGCAGCGGGCCGAAAACGCCCTGAAGGAGCGTTCCGCCGCCCTGGACATGAGAGAACGGGAGCTGAAACGGCAGGAACGCCGGGCCAGCGCCGTGGAGACGCTGACCAGCCGGGGACTGCCCCCGTCGCTGGTGGGCTGCGTCTCGCTGGAGGACGACGACCAGATGGCCGCCACGCTGGACGCGGCGGAGAAGGCCTTCCGGGACAGCGTCAAGCGGTCGGTGAACGAGCAGCTGAAGGCCGAGCCTCCCAAGCAGGCCAGCCCGTCCGCCGGTCAGGACTATCTGGCGCGGATGCGGCAGACCATGGGACTGAAATAACGAAAAACGGAGGAAAAGAAACACATGGCTAATTCGATCGCGCTTTTCAAGCAGTATGTGCCCCTGCTGGACGAGGTGTACAAGGAGGCCAGCAAGACCGCCGTACTGGACGGCAACCCGGAGCTGGCCCGGGCGGGCGCCAACGCCAACGAACTCATCATCCCCATGCTGGACATGCAGGGCCTTGGGGACTACAGTCGCAATGACGGCTACGTCAGCGGCGATGTGACCCTGACCAACCAGACCGTGCCCTGCAACTTCGACCGGGGCCGGATGTTCATGGTGGACAATATGGATAACGCGGAATCCGCCGGGCTGGCCTTCGGGATGCTGGCGGGCGAGTTCATCCGCACCAAGGTGGTGCCGGAGCTGGACGCCTTCCGCTTCGCCACCTACGCGGGCAAGACGGGCATCAGCAAGGTTTCCGCCGGGGCCACGCTGGCCAATGGCGGCGACGTGATCACGGCCCTGCGGGCGGGCACCAACCAGATGGACGAGGACGAGGTGCCCATGGAGAACCGCTTTCTGTTCATCACGCCGACCCTGCTGGGCATGGTGCAGGACCTTGACACCACCAAGAGCCGGGAAGTGCTGGCCCGCTTTACACAGGTCATCGCCGTGCCCCAGACCCGGTTCTACACCGCCATCGCCCAGAAGAGCGGCAAGATCATCGTCAGCGGCGAGGCGCCCAGCCAGACCACCACCGACGAGACCGCAGGCGGCTATACCAAGGCCAGCGGCGGCAAGGACATCAACTTCATGATCGTCCACAAGTCCGCCGTGATCCAGTTCCCCAAGCACATTGCGCCCAAGGTCATCACCCCCGAGCAGAACCAGACCGCCGACGCGTGGAAGTTCGGCTACCGTCAGGTGGGCGTGAACGACCTGTACAAGAACAAGCTGGCGGGCGTTTATCTCCACCACAAGGCCTGACGGCCTTTATCGAAAAAATCCGCCTACGGCGGCTTTTTCCGCTAGTTACTGGCGGTACTGTTTGCGCTCCAGGCGCAAACTCCCCGCCCGACCGGCAAAGCCGGTCGATACGATTACCGTCAGAGGGTTTCCCCCTCTGACAACTCCCCAGTAGACAGCCAAAAATAGGCTTCGACAGGGGAAAAGCCGGGGCGGCGGGGTCTCCTGCCGCCCTTTTGGAAAGGAGCAAAACCCATGGCGACCATCGTAGGGCTGGTATTCCCCGAGGAGAAGAAGAAGGGCGGTCAGAAGGGCGACCGGAAGGACGGCCAGAAGGGGGACAAGGAACATGAAGGACCTGACGAGGCTCAAGCGGCGGCTGGACAAGGCGGCTGACAGCACGGACGAGGACGGGCTGCTTTGCGACCTGCTGGACGAAGCGGAGGCCTTTGTGAAGGGCTACACCCGGCGCAGGGCCGTGCCGGAGGCGCTGGCCCCGCTGGTATGCGAGCTGGCCGCCGGGAGCTACCAGCGGCTGGGGCTGGAAGGGCAGCAGAGCCACACCGAGGGCGGCGTGACGCTGACCCTCGAGGGCCTCAGCGACCGACAGCGACGCCAGCTGGAAGCCTACCGGCTGGCCATCGTGGGGTGAGAAAATGCGGGGAATGCAGCGAAGCAGCCAGCGCGCCCTCACGGTGAAAAAGGCCCGTCCGGACGTGCCGGGCAACGCCTTTGAGGCAGCCGGGACGGCCCTCACGGCCACGGTGCAGCCCCTGACCGGCTCGGCGGCGGCGCAGCTGTACGGGCTGGAACTGAGCCGGATGCTGCTGCTCCTGTGCGGGCCGGAGACCCCGCTTTGCGAGGGGGACGGCCTGTGCGTGGACGCGGCGGCGGACGCAGCGCCGGACTACCGTGTGACGTATGTGGAGCGCTGGCCCCGGCACCAGCGGGCGCACCTGAAATGGATCCCGGAGGATGATCGGGGGGCAGACGAATGAGCGTGCGCATGAACGTGACGCTAAGCGGCGAGCTGAGCGGGCTGGACGGCCTGACGGAGCGGCTGACCGCCGCGGCGGCGGAGGGGATGCGGGCCGGGCTTCTGCCCATGGAGCGGACGGCGAAGCAGCTGTGCCCCGTGGACACCGGCGACCTTAGAAACAGCATCCGCGCCGAGGTACGGGTGAAGGGCGGCAGCGTGGAGGGGAAGCTCTCCGCCAACTCCGATCACGCGGTGTATGTGGAGATGGGCACCGGCGACGTGGGCAGGGCCAGCGGCGGCAACGGCAGCGGCGTGCAGGTCAGCTACCGGCACGGCGGGTGGTTCGTGCCCCTTGCGCGGGGCGCGGTGATGGTGAAAGACACCATCCTGAAGGACGCGTCCGCCGGTTTCTGGACGTATGGCCAGCCGGCCCGGCCCTACCTGTACCCGGCCTACCGGCAGCACCGGGACGGGCTGGAAAAGGCGATCCGCGCGGCGATGCTGAAAAGCCTGAAAGGGGGCGGCTGATGGAACAGGTCAAGCAGGAGCTGGACGCGATCAAGGACGCGCTGAAGGCCCTTCCGGGGGTGCGGCTGGTGTGCACCGGCTGGCCCAAGACCTTTGACACGCTGCCCTGCGTGCTGGTGCAGCTGGCGGGCGAGGACGCGGCGGACAGCCGGGACGACGGGGAATACCTGACCCGGCTGGAATGGTATGTGCGGGTCTTTGCCCGCAAGGAAAGCGAACAATGGGCCCTGTGCGGCGGAGTGGAGGAAGCCATGGCGCGGCTAGGCTACCGCCGCACCTTCCACTGGGAGGAAGGCATGGCGGACGTACGCCACACGGCCTACCGATTTGAGAAGACCATTTGACGAAAGGATGAAACGACATGAGCAAACGCGCGGCAACGGGATTCAAGGGCATTGCGCTGGCCCCGGTGACGGAGAACACGCTGACCAGCTACAAGACCTCGGCGGCGGAGAGTCTGCCCTACGCGGGCAGCATGAGCCGCACCTCCAAGGAGAGCAGTACCGACCTGTACTATGACGACGACCTGTACGCCCAGATCAAGAACGTGATGGGCGAGGACGTGGAACTGCACATGGCGGAGGTGCCGCTGGACCGGATGGCCGATCTGGGGCTGGGCGCCTACGACGAAACCAGCGACACGCTGGAGGCGGACTTCAACGCCGCCGGGAAGGAGTACGCCCTGCGCTTTGTGGTGGACACGGTCAGCGGCCTGCCCTTCTACTTCAACTACCGGCTGTTCCAGCTGACGGGCATCAAGTTCGACAACTTCACCACCAAGCAGGACAGCGTGACCGTGTGCGAGGTCATCATCACCGGCGTGTTCAAGCGGCCCAACATGGCGGGCCTTGCGCCGTGGGCCGTGATGCAGCTCAAGGACGACAAGAGCAATCAGGCCAAGTGCACGGCCTTCATCACGGCGGCGGAGACGAAGCCGGCCACTTAAAAAAGCAGGCCGGGGGACGGAAAACCATCCCCCGGCGCTTTCTAAGGACGAACAAAAGGAGGCCCCATGACGCGCTCGGCAGAGTACTGGAAACGGCGGGCGGAAGCCAACATGGACGGCGTGCAGCGGGGCGCGGAGCAGCGCCTTGCACGGCTGGGCAGGGCCTACCATCAGGCGGCGCTGGAGCTGGAAGGCGAGGTGCAGCGCATCCTCGGCACATACGCGAAGCGCTTTGACCTGACCCCGGAGGAAGCCGCCGCCGCGCTGCGGGAGCCTGCCGACGAGGAAAGCCGGGCCTACGGCTACCGCGTCAGCCGGGCGGAAGCGCTGGAAAAAGCCATCCGGGAGCGGCTGAACGGGCTGGGGGCACGGCTGGAACGGGAGACTGCCGCCCAGCGGGAATGGACGGCTTCTAAGAGCTACCAGAGCGCCCGGAAGATGATGCGGGACATGACCGGCGGGGTGGTGAGCCAAGCCGTGCCCGATCTGCAGGGACTGCTGCGGGCCATGGACACCGCGTGGTCTGGCCGGAACTACTCCGCCCGCATCTGGCGCAACACGGACCATCTGGCGCAAATGCTGGAAGACGAGATCGAAGCCGCCTTTTTGAGCGGCAAGAGCGTCCGCCGGATGGCGAACGTCATCATGGATCGCTTCGGCGTGGGCTACCGGGCGGCGGAATGCCTGGTGCGGACGGAGACCAGCTACGTGCAGAACCAGACAGCCGCAAAGAGCTACGAGGATGCAGGCTGCACGGAATACGAGATCCTGACCGCCAGCGACCGGCGCACCTGCCGCCGCTGCGCAGCGCAGAACGGCAGGCGCTACTTGTTTACGGAGATGCAGGCGGGGGAGAACGCGCCGCCCTTTCACCCGAACTGCCGGTGCACGATCTTGCCCGTGGTGGGAGAAGAAGCAGGATTGCAATTTGCGAAAAAAGATGCTATGATACAGACGCGGGGGAGCAATTATATGAGCATCAGCAGTCCGATTGAGCAAAGGAACACGGGAAAGGGCAATCCAAACGCTATCCTCATGTTTGATAGGCCCTTAAATGCCAGACAGGTAAAACTTTTGGAAAAACTTCCAGCGCTTGATAGTTGTACGGAAGTGCCGAAGCGTGATGTTAACATGAAAGATTTGGCTGCCTTAACGGCTCATACAGGGTGTGAATTTGCTTTATTCACGAAGGGAAACCAGCGCTTTATTATCCGTGGCAACGCATTCATGGTGAACGTCACGGAAGAAAAGGCGCAAGGGCTGGCGGAAGCGGGGTATCGCTGGAGCGGCCATACCCATCCCGGCGAAGGAATCAATGTTCGTATGGCTTCTCCGGGCGATAAAGCAGTATTGCGGCAATTTGCTCAGACTGTTAGTGCTATCTGGGATCAGCATGGAAGATATTTGCTATTTGGGAAGGATGAGTGAACGATGAGTACTCCCATGTATTCAAAAGGAACTCAGGCATTACAAAAGTCGCTGGCTACGGAATATGCTCTTTCTTATTGCAAGAAAAAAGGCTTGGCTACAGATAAGCTGCTGAAACAGCGCTTTGATGTCATTGACAATCATGCGATTTTTTCGCAGCCAAGTGGAGTGAAGCCGAATGGTTTGGCGAATGATATGGCAACGATGCCGTTCCCAACGTTGATTATTACCTGTGACGCCGATGGGCTTCACATCGAAACGACCGAGCATACCGAAAAATACCTGAAATAACAAAAGCCGGAAAATCTGTACAGACGCAAATGATTTGGCTATAATGGAATTGGGTCATCGAGGTGGAAAAATTCGCGGCCGTCCACACGCCGATGGTTTGACAGATTTCTGTCTCTTCCTTTTGCGGGAAGAGAAGGCTGAAATCGAGAGATGCAGGAGAATGCCGCGCCTGCCGATGGCCCCTAACGCACAAAAGCTCGTCTCTGATGGAATATTCCATCAGAGACGAACATGATTCGGAAACCGCCACGCCGAAGGGCAAGGCGGTTTTTTCATACCCATTTTGAAAAAAGGAGACGAGCCATACATGACGAGCAAGAACAGCGCGGCCCTTTCCCTGCCCAAGAGCCGGACAGTGCGGGGGTATGAGATTCGAAAAATGCCCATCGGGGCGTTTCTGGAGGCGTGCAGCCTGCTGGAGGAGCTGCCGGGGACGGCGCTGCGGCTGCTGTTCCCCGAAAAAAAGGAAGGGGACATTCTGGCGGAGCTGGCCGGGCTGGATAAGGACAAGCTGCAGGAGCTGTTCCTGCGGGCGCTGGCGGTGCTGCCGGGAGAGATGGTGCGGCTGTTCGCCAAGCTGAGCGGCGTGGAAGAACAGGCGCTGCTGGAAGACGCGCGCATCGGGCTGGATGGCCTTGGCGAAATGGCCGAGGCGTGGCTGGAGGTCAACGGGATCGAAAATTTTATCAAAACCATGGGAGCACTGGGAAAACGGGCGCGGGCTCTCATGGGCGGAGCGAACACTGGTTCCAGGGGCTGATCGCCGCGGCGCTGAGCATCGGCATCAGCAAGCGGGAGCTGCTGAACGACTACTACATGGACGAGATCGGGCCGATTTTTGAGGAATGGAACCGTCTGCATGACCCTGATCGGGAGGAGACGGAGGAAGTAGACCCGATGACCTTTCTGGGGGGAGAGGGGGAAACGCTTTGACGCTGGAAGAATTACAGGTGCTCATCACCGTGGCCGTGGAGGAAAGCGGCGGGCTGGACGAGCTGGCCAGCTCCATCCGCCGGACGGCGCAGGAGGCCCAGCAACAGACGGAAAAGAGCGCCGCGGCCCAGTCCGCCGCGTGGGCGTCGCTGGCGGCCGCGGCGGGCGTGACGTTCAGCAAGATCACCGGGGCCATCCAGACGGGCATCGAGGCCAGCAACGCCTACACCGCCGCCATGCAGGGGCTGGAGTCCGTTTCCAGCGCCCAGAACATCGGCGCGGATCAGATGCAGGCAGCGCTGGCCGGGGTGACGGACGCGTTTTTCGACTCCACCGCCGCCGCGACAGCCTATAAAAACCTGTTGAGCCGTGGGTATACGCTGGATCAGGCCACGAACACCATCCTGCGCCTGAAGGACGCGGCCAGCTTTGGCCGTCAGGCCAACTACACCCTGTCCGAGGCCGTGACCACCGCCACGGAGGGCATCAAGAACGAGAACAGCATTCTGGTGGACAACGCGGGCGTGACCAAGAATGTGGCGAAGATGTGGGAGGACTACGCCAAGAAGATCGGCGTGACCACCACCAGCCTGACCCAGGCCCAGAAGGTACAGGCCGAGTACGAGGGCATCATGGCCGAAACGGCTATGCAGGCAGGCGACCTGGAAAAGCTCTCCGGCACGCTGGCGGGCAGTCAGGCCGAGGCGGCCGCCGCCGGGAAGGTGGCGTGGCAGAACTTCGGCGACGCCATGAGCGGCATTGCCGGGGTGGCTACGGAGGTACAGACCGGCGTGGTGACGGCGCTGGGCGGCATTGCGGAAGCCGCGCCGGAAGCAACGGCGGGACTGACCACCGCCACCGCCGCCATGACGGGGCTGGTGGCCGCGTCGGCGGGGCTGAGTACGGTGAAGAAGCTGCTGTCCAGCCTGAGCCTGACCGGCGCGGGCATGGGCTGGCTGGCGGGGCTGGCCGCCGTGGCGGGCATCATCGCGGGCATCGTGACCGCCGTCCAGAACGCCCGCAAGGCCGCCGAGGAAGCGGAAGCGGCCCAGCTGCAGGCCAGTCAGGACGCGGTAGACCAGCAGCAGGCCCGCTACGACCGGCTGAACCAGCTGGTGCAGCGCTATAACGAGCTGACCAGCAAGGAAAATCTGGACTACACCGAGCATCTGGAAATGGTGCGCATCCAGAACGAGCTGGCGGACGCTTACGGCGTGACGGCGGACAACGCCCGGGACGCGGCGGACGCCAACGGCCAGTACGCCGCCAGCCTGCGGGCCCTTCAACAGGCGGAACTGCAGGAACTGAAACAGCAGCAGAGCGCCAACACCGGCACCCAGCGGCTAAAGGCCATGAAGGACTACGGCGAGGCACTGGGCGAGGTGGCCGACGACCTGAAAGCGGTGAACGGGCTGATCGACGAGATCGAGACCGACCGGGCGCTTTCCGGCAGCGACAGCATCTTTTCCCAGCAGGAACTGGACGACGCGAAGCGCCAGCGGCAGGAGCTGCTCCTGCAGCTGCGGCAGGCCGACAGCGAGTTCGTCCAGTGGTACCAGCTGGGCACGCAGGAGATCCAGACGAAGATCCTTGCCCGGGGGGACAGCTATCATCAGGCCACCGCCGACGCGCTGCGCCAGATGTTCCAGATCGACCTGAGCCAGTTTGACAGCGCGGAGGCCGCCAGCGACTACGTGACGAAGATGCTGCAGGCCTTCGAGTACGCCATCACCGACGCGGACGTGGGCAAGGCCATGAACACGCTGACGGAGGAGATCGGCAAGGCTTTAAGCGGGGAGAGCTTCGATCAGGAGGCGCTGCTGGAAAGCTGGGCCTTCCTGACGGAGGGAGACAACAGCCTGCTGAGCTTCCTGAACCGGCTGAGCGAGGAAAGCGGCGTGGCCGTCGAAACCCTGCTGGATAACCTGATGCAGTCCGTGACCGGCGTGGAGGACTTCAGCCAGCGGGTGCAGGACGCGGCCAGCGGCGCGTATACCCTGACGGAAACTTTGGCGGAGGGCGCGGAAGCCGCGTCCGCCTACGCAAACGCCTTCGGGGAGATGGGCAGCGAGGCGGAAAACACCCAGAAGCAGTTTGACGCGTCCATGGCCAGCGTGGAGAAGTGCAACCGGCAGATCGAGACGCTGGGCAGGCAGAAAACGGCCATCCAGCAGGTGAAGGAGCTGGCCGCCCAGCTGAAAAGCTGCGAGAAGAACGGCGCGGAGTACAACCGGGTGGCGGAGCAGCTGCGCACTAAGTGCAAGGCCGCGGGAATCTCCACGGCGGCGCTGGGGAAGAACTTCGAGGGGCTGGACGACGCCGTCACCGCCGCAGATCAGAGCGTGGACGCTGCCGCGGCCAGCATGGCCAGCGACCTGAGCAGCGTCATCAGCTGGGCGGAAGCGACCCGGCAGAGCCTCATCATGCAGGGCAACATCGACGTGGACAACAGCCCCGCCATTGCCGCGCTGGAAGCCATTATCGCCATGGCCAGGGAGGCACAGGCGGCTTTGCTGGCCGCCGGGGTGAACCTTTCCGGCAGCGGCGGCGGAGGCGGTGGCGGCGGAGGCGGCAGCAAGGCCGAGGACGCGGAGAAGAAGGCCGAGGAAGCCCGCAAGAAAGCCCTGCAGGCGGACTATGACCGCATCGAGCACCGGCGGCACCTGAACGAGATCAGTCTGGAGGAGGAACTGGCCGGGCTGGAAGAAATCCGCCGGAAGCACCAGATGACCGCCGAGGAGATCATGGCATGGGAAGAGAAGGTCTACGACCTCAAGAAGGAGATCAGGGAGCGGGACGCGGACAGCATCGACCAGCTGGCGGACGGGGTGGTCTCCGCGCTGGAAAAGCGCTACGAGGCCATGCGGGACGCGGAGATTGAGCGGCTGGACAAGAGCCGGGAGGCGTGGGAGCAATGGCGGGATGACAGCGTTGCGGCCATTGAAGACCAGATCGCCGCGCTGGACCAGCTGGCCGACACCGAGGACGAGGAGAAAAAAAGCGCCGAGGAGCTGCGGAAGATCGAAAAACTGCGCCGGGAGGTGGAGTACGAGCAGGACGCGTACAACCGGCAGAAATTACAGCAGCAGCTGGACGAGGCGGTGGCCAGCCGGGAGGAACGGCTGCGCAAG